CCGAGGGGACTGAAACCCCGGTTGTCAACAAATAACGGTTCCCGCTGGGCGGATCGGCAATCGGAATAGCTCCGGTCGACGCGCTGTTCATCACCGATCCTCCCGTCACTCCAGCCGGGGCTATGGCGGCGGGCTGGCCGGCTGATTTGAAGAGCGAATACCAGGTGGCCGCGGCAGCGGAGGTGATGGATGTCGTTTTGAAAACCCATACATCGTTCTGCTGACCGGCAGCCCGGGCCGAAATGATCCCGTCATAATTGGTGATCGCGTTGCGCATGAGGCTCGCTGCGTACCAACTCTCCGAGAATTTCGGGATAAATTTTCGGCGGAACGTATGACCGACGATCAGATCCCTGTAAACCGGGTGCGCCACTGGCAATCGAAGGCCAGCCGGCACGCGTTGGGCGAGTTGGGCGAAATCCCGATAGGTTACGCAGGACAACATTTGTGAATGAATTCCTTGTTTTTCAAACCACGCTGACGCGGACTTCCTTGTACCAGGCGGCGATCTGTGTAATGGCTACCCCGGAGTCGTTGAAGACCGCGAGGGCCCAATGATCGGGATGAGATCCCGAAAAATTCAAGGCCACCGGAAAATCGAACGTGTACTGTACGCTGGCGTTGGGCACGGGCAGAATGAAGGCCGCTTTGCCGGCTGGATCGGCGCGCGTGAACGCTTGCGCTCCCGGGGTGACCACGTTCGCGCCGTTTCCAAGCGAATACGTTGTTCCGCCGTCGAACGAGCCGGCGACATAAAACAGAATTCTTTTATTGCCCGAGACCACCCCCACCGTGATCGTTCCCTGAATCTGCGTGTCGAGTGGCAGGGACGGTCCGGCCGCCGTTGCATCCACCGCCGCCGCCTGTGTGCCTACAGTAGCGCTCGTCGCCAGCGTCTGGGCGCCGGCCGCGAAGGTCAGATTTACTTTGGAGCCGAGGAGTTCGGAAGCGGTTGACATGGTTGTTTACTGGACTCTGGGAAATTGATTGAGCGGCGCGGCCAGGACCGACCCAAACCACAAAGCATTGGCCGCCGTAACCCCGGTTAATCCACCGAATAAATCTCCGAACGGCCGCACTGCCGATCCACCAGGAGCAGGTTCGGAGCCGCAGGTAAAGGCCGCGAGAGGTGCGGCGCAAGCGACTGTGCCAGCTACGGCATCGTGAGCGTTGTAACAATTGTCGCTCGCGTCACACAGGCCCCAATTGTTCATCGGGTTGTCGGGGCCGTCGTTGTCGTGTAACTGCCACCAATCCAAGCCAATCCATTGGTGCGTAGAATTGAAGCTGAGATTGTTCAGCATGGCGTTGACAGTCGAGTAGTATTGCGCTGCTCGTAGAGGCTGCGTGGCCTGATTGAAGTCATTCGAACAGTTAAGCCCCAGTTCCACACCCGCCGTCGCCGAATCGTTACAGGCGTTGGGAAAGTCGAGATTGAACATCGGACCCGTGAACTCTTTCGACATATAGGCGTACATAGCCTGCCCCTGCGCTGTCGAAGGCTGTGTCATCAAAACGTTGTGGAACGAGACGTCTACATACGGAGCCATTCCGTCGATAATGCGCCGGTTCGGAGGAGCACCCCAGGTGCCGGTGGTTTCGGGGCTAAACAATAGCAGATGCGGATTGACCGCCTTGAAACTCGTCTTAATGGAGCTTTCGTATTGGCTGACGTACTGAGAGATCCAGCCTTCTACATCAGCGGCGAATGTGGCGTTGGCATCCGGCGCTAACTGGCTCCCTGGATTGCCGGGACGGCAGGCATAGCCATCGGTTCCAGGAGTCGTGGGGTCGGCCACCGGAAGCAGGCAAATACCGTTGTGGCCTGTGAGGGTGGCGCTCCGGCCATCTTCATCCATTAAGCCAGTACCGTTCGGCCCCCATCCGTTATGGGTGTAGTTGACCGTGATCGCCGCACCATTGACAGGCGCGGCTGAGAACACAATCGTCGCGACTCCGGTCGCATAAGTTACCGAACTGGACGTGAGGGTGATGTTGGTGCCACCCAGGAAGCCTTTGCCGGTTCCTGCCGCGCAAGGATTGAATGCTCGAAAGGCGGGGCAGTCGCCGCCGATGACAGTTCCCGCTAACTTGATCTGAATGGAATTGGGATCTGGCGTTGAGGCAAAGGTGTGATTGAAGGTAAGCTGAACGCCGGTCCCTGTTCCGAACGTTTCGGCAGTGACTACGGTAGCCGAACTGTCGAAGGTTGTGTAGCTCGTTCCCCAGGCCGTATTGAGTGCCCCGATGGTCCCGTATTTCTTGGCCATGTAGTCGCGATATGTGCAGGGCGTAGAGATCTGGCAGGTAGCCGGTGGAGAGCCAGTCGTTGAATTGCCGTAAGGATTGTAGGCCGCGCCTGTGCGTGAGTAATTCTTAGGGTCAGCGTAGGGAGTCGAAAGACCGGCATATGCAGTGTTGGACGTGAAGGTCAGCAGCGGCGAAGTGACAGACACCAGAAGCCCCATGTCGCTTTGATTCCGGCCAGCCGGGACGGTATCGAAATCCGGCCCTGCCCCCAGCCCGTAGAATTGATCCGCGCTTCCGACCGACACGCCGATGATCATGGGGTTGTTGCTAAGCGCGACCGCCCCTCCGAACCCGGCGAAGAACTGGGTGAGGAAGGCGGAGAACCCGGAATCGAAGTAGTCCAGGAACGAGGCAAATGAGGCCGTCATCTGCGTGGGGTTAATGCACAGAGACAAGTCTTTTACCGGGTGAGTGCCGTAAGCCGCGAACGTCCCGCCTGGGATGGTGGCGATAATCGAGTAGAGATCGCCCGAGTCGTTCATCAATTGGGGAAGCGGCCCGCAGGCTCCGCTACAGGAGCCGCCAACCGGGGAGAAGAAACCACTAACGTCATTACCGATGGCGTTGAAGTTCCAGGACTTCATTTCGCTGAAAATGGCATTGGCCGCCGCAGTGCACTGACCGCCCGCACAGCCGTACTTTGAAGTTCCGATCAGAGTAATTGGGCCGACGCCTTCAACGAACATTCCGTGGTTAAAGGGATTGGCGAGCCACCATCTTCCGCTCTTGAGTTCGGGGTAGTAAAAAGCGGGAGCGATTGTGCCAGCGGTCGAGCCTGCGGTGGCCGAGGCATGGGCCGTCAGCGTCAAAGTGTTCCCAACGATGTTGGTGATTTTGCTGGCGCCGACCAGGGCATCCGTACCATCGAATACCCAGTCCATCGCCGTGCCGCTTCCTGAGATCACTATCGGTTCATTGAGAAGAAATGCCGAGCCGGTTGTAACCGTACAGGTCTGAGTGGTACTTGACTGGCTACAGGTCGCGGCTTGCTTGGCCGGATGGCCCGAGAGGGTAACGCTGCTTAATCCGCCAAGAGCATCTTTGCTCTGCGCGAAACCTGGCAACCCAGCGACGAGAAGGAATAAAACTACTTTTCTGATCATGGCGCTTCCCAGCAGACTCTTGCATCCACACTGCCCGCCGAAATCGAAGAGATGTTTTGCGTCGTTGACGTTAGCACGAGGTTGAAGGTGTTTGAGCCCGCTTCCGTTACGTGCTTTGGCAGTGTCACGCCACCGCCAGAGGGGTCTTGAAAGATGGTAGGACCAGCAGCGGTTTGCAGGTTGAAAGTGTTACTGCTGTATGCAGTAGGCGAAGGCCCTGACGAGTCTCCGAATGTGCTCACGAGCGTCGCCGTTCCCGTAAAAGCCGTGACGGTCTTGATCGTGTAACCGGTAATGACCATCAACGGAGACATTGTGAAGAGTGGAAGGCTCTGTGTAAGAGCGCCCAATTTCGTCGTCAGCGTAGCTGGGCCGCCATCCTGCGTCACCGCAAGATTCGTAGTCGAGTTGCTGATGTTGTAGACGTGACACTGAGGCTCGAAGTGGGTCGCGGTCCCGGCGTCGGAGATTTCCGTTGTCACCCCGATCATCTCGTTATTACCAATGCGCGCATTGGTCACCCCCGAGTCCACAGTGATACCGGTCGTGCATCCTTCCAAATGGTTGTGTTCGGTTTGCGAGCTAGCGTTGGTGTTGCTCGCCGAGGTCGTAATCTCGATACAAGTTCCGCCCGATGCGAAGATGTAATTGTCGGCGATGATATCGCCCGAGCAAGTCGATCCGGTATTGGCCCCGAAACAACCGGCGCGGATCGCTTTTCCTGTAAAACTCAGTGGCGTAACGATTGTGTTATTCGCGATGATATTGCCGCCCGAGTTGACCGTGCCAGCCGATTGCACCATGTCAATCCCAATCCCAGCCGCCGCGAATCCGTTCGACACCACACCGGAGCTTAAGATTCCGCCACCAATCACATTGCCGGTCATCGTCACTCTCTGTGTATCCAGAAGAGTGAAGCAGCTTCCTTGGTTCCCGGTGGCATGGCAATTGTTGCGCGTGATTGAAACCTCAGCAAGATCATGGAGACCAAAGAAATTGCTACCGATCAGACTGAAGCCGGTGTCGTCCATGATGTTGCCGTCGATCTCGCCGGCTATCGCGCCGTAAGTCGAATAGCCTTCGTCACCGGATGTGCCGTTTAACAGGCAATCGTTCGAGGACCAATGAATGTCGTGAACTAGTCCTGCGGCACCAGTAAACAGATAAACGCATCTTGTGGCCGTTCTGATGGTGTTGTGAATAATGAAGGGATGAAGCAGGCCGTTCGTACCAGACTGCATGACAATAGCGCCACCGACTGTTGTTTGTTGTAAATAGTTTTCTTCGACATAGGGAGAATCGATCACAGCGGCGGAAGGATTGAGATAGATGAGCCGGTCTACGCCAATCAACTTGTTGTCGTATACGTGATTGTCCAGTCCTCCAGTGACCTTAATCTCTCCATCAGAGGCATTCGTCCCCATGTTCTGGCTCACCAAACCATGCACCCTGGAATGATTGGCGTTGATGACGATAGGAGCGCTGGCAGTGTTCTGAGAGTTCCCGTCGATGATGCAGCCGGAGAAATCAAGATAATCCCCCGTATCGGTGATGATCGAAGACGTAGTGCTTAAGGTCAGCACAACATCTGGATCGCAGACCAGTTTGACGTGGGCTTGCGTTATGGCTAACGCTACGCTCTGCGTAGTAGCGGCGGTGATGCGTATCGTGGTGTTGGCCGCGAGCGCCGCAGCGATCACGTTGGTGCCGCCGTTGAGGAATACCGTCCCGTTGGGCGTGCCGCCGTTCAGCACGAATTCAAGGCCATCGTAGCTCATCAAATAAATCCCGCCTGCGGACAACTCGCCGCCAGTCAGCGCGGCGTTCCCGTTTTTGGTGACATTCTTGCTTCCGAGATTATTCAGATTGATCGTGGTGGCCGTCGTATTTGCGGCCGCAACGTTTACGAGGATCGTTTGGCCTTTGGTGTAATTCGCCAGGCCCAGGGTTGTGCTGCAGACAATGGCATTGGCCGATCCGGTATCCGGGCAGTAGGGCGGGGCGGCCGGGACTTCCTGCTGTTGGGCAAAAGCGCAACCGATGATCGTCGATAGTGCGAAAAGAAGTTTCATCAAAGTATTCGCGGCGTTGGAAGTGTTTAGCGGTGAAGAAGCGTCAAGCGTCAAGCGACGAAGCTGTAGAGTTTCTGAATAATCACGGGCTGACATTCGGCGACGAATGGAACGCCTGCAGGTGCGCTCGAGGCCGATACTCCGGTGGCGCCCAGCAGGAAGGTTCCGAGTTCACTCGTGTCCAATTGAGCCGATTGATTTTCGGGCATTTAATTGGCCTGTAGCATGAGCGTTCTGGGGACTGTAATCGCGAGTCCGATCACTCCGACATTCGTGGCCGTATCGGCTGTACGGCTGAGCTGAAGGCGCAAGACCCCCGGCGCGGCGCAACCCGTCATGGTGATGTTGTTTAAGGTCGCAGTCCAGGTGCGGTTGGCGTTTCCGTTCAGCGTGATGGTCGAAAACGATTGCGGCGAATTGAACGCGACGTCGTCGGTGGTCGATCCATCGCCCTTATCGCAAGCCGTCGCCAGCTGCATGATGATGGTGTGGCCGTTCGTCGCATCGGTGGAGGTCACATCCAGGCTCACCGAGGGGTTGATCGTGGAATTCCAATCTTTGGACAAATGCATCGAAAGCTGCGCGGTGTCGCTCGCGCCCCAGGGGCTCAACAAGGCCTCTTTATTGTTCGTGCCCGCTCGGCAAAGAGCGGCGGGGGTGAGACCCGTCGACCAACCCGAACCGGCCATCCCGTTGACGCAATCGGCCGCCGGCATGTATTTCACGTCGGGGAAAGTCGAGCCAGTAGCGGTTCCCGGGGAAAGAGGAATCGCCGCGGCGCCGTCCCACTGAAAACCCTGCACGCTGCAGGTATTGGGAGACGGCGAGACGATCTGCGCCAGTGAAAATCCCGCCGGCCAGGCGAACGTGAATCCGCCCGTGCCGTTCTGACAGACGTCGAAATAAACCAGACCGTTCGAGATCGGGGTACCCAGCGTCGAGGAAGTGACGGCGCCGTTGAGCGTGATTTTGAACGTCTGAATTTGTGCGGTCACCGGGAACGTGGGCGTGCCCGATAGCGTACCCAGATTGTTGAAGGCTGGCAGTTTGGTCGCGTTGGCTTCGATGGCCTTGATCTCCGCCGCCACCTGGTTGTAGTGCCAGGCCGAGAAGTAGCCGAACACTAACGCGCCGGAGGGATGGGCCGCGGCCACCGTTCCTTCCTGGGCGCGCACGCAGCCTTGCAGGAGCACGCCGCCAGCGACCGCACAATGCATCACTTCCGTTTCGATGGTCACGATCACGGGCGGAGTAAAAAGAGAGATGTTCGCCACCGGAAACGTGGTAGTGACGTTGTCGATGGGCGCGGTCAGACTGGTCTGCGCCCGGTTGGTGACCACGAACAGATCGGGATCGCCCGCGTTAAAGGCTGGCCAGCGCGCGGTATTGGGATTCTGCGCAGACACGGCCAACGCGCAGGCGCAAATGCCGATGACGACACGGAGATGCATGGAGCGTTTTATTTGACCGTGGCTGTCAAGCCTACGGGTGCGGAGGATGGGACTTGAAAGGGTATCACCGCAGTAACTTGGTTACTGTACGGTGAATCACCCCCGGAATTGAAGGCCGTGATCACGTAATAATACGTGGCTCCGGCGACGACCTGGAGATCACCGGTCCCCTGCGACCAGGTCCACGACAGCGTGACGGAATGAGAGTTGCCCTGCGCGCGGATCGAGAGGCAGATGGCCAGCAACAGAACGATAGCTCTTCTCAAAACACGAACTCCTTTTGGTCTTTGGTGGAAACGAATTAACGAATTAGAGCAGCGGCGCGCCGCGCGCTTTCAGGCGGTCAATGTCATCGTCGTAGCGCGTTTTTTTTCCTTCGACGTGTTCTAGGCGCGCTTCGGACGGTATACAGGCGACCGCCGGATCACAGCCTGGTCGGCCGCAGGTCAGCCGGTCGCATTTTCGGCACCAGACGCGGGGCCTGGCCAGATCGCCCAGTCCGCTGCGCCGTGCTTCGGCTAGCGTCCCATTGGAGGCAACCACAAAGTGCGAATTACAATGCGGACAATTCTGAGTCGTCCCGGTCTGTATGCCGTTGACGATAATCGCGCCGTGTTCTCTCATTTGGTCAGCTCCCGCAGGGCTTCGGCCACTTGCTCCATCGGTTGATACCGGAACTGCCGCACCGTCGGATACCAGTCGTTGCGTTCTTCGGGATTGCCCCAGCGCCAGTCGATCGGATTCCGGACCAGAACCCAGACTGGTTTCCCAAGCGCGCCGGCAATATGGACCGGCAGCGTGTCGACCGAAATCAGCAGGTCCAGATTCTCCATCATGGCCGCTGAATCATAGGCGTCGAGACAATGCCCAGCGAGATCCGGGATGCGATCGTTCTCGGCTGCCGCCGTGCCAAATTGCATCGAGTAGAAGTCCACGCCTTCCAACTCGAGCAGCGGCGCGAAATCTTGGAACGTGAGTGACCGGTTGCGATCCTGCGGATGTTCCGGCCGTCCCGCCCAGACCAGGCCAACTCGCAGGCGGCCGCTTGTAGGAGACAGGAGGGCAAGCAGCCGCGCCGCGCGTCGCCCGGATTCCGGGTTTATCCGGAGATACGGGCTGACCATCCCGACCGTTCCGCGATCCTCGAGCCCGAGCGCACCGAGCGAGGCCGTGTCGATCCAGTAATCGACGTCCGCCCCCTCCATCTCGCCCTGGCTGTTCACGATTTCGATGCCTTGAAAAGATTCATGGAACAAACGTGCCAGCGCGTCGCCGGGCCGCAGTAGAATCCGCTGCGGATGGAATTTCCAGAGCACCGGAAGAAAGCGGGCGTACATGACCTGGTCGCCCATGCCTTCCTCGCCGATGACGAGCAAGGTTTTGTCTTCGAGCGGCTCGCCCTTCCATTCCGGGCAGGGGCAGCTCTGCGCGAGCTGCTGATGCCAGGCGCGATACTTCAGGTCCGCCCAGCCGGCCGGGAAGTCTCCACGCCCCAGCGCCAGAATCGCGCGGTACATCCGGAGCTGCGCATGATCCGGGGCTAGAGCCAGGCCCAGATCGGTATGCCGCTGCATGGATCTCTGCGCGCCCCCGATCTCGGAATAGAGGCCGGCCAGCTGCGCGTGGGCGCGGACGGGATCCGATTCGATCGCGCGCTCGGCGGCCACGAAGGCCTCTTCGTATTTCCGCTCGCGGGTCAGCAATACGCTCAAATCGACGAATTCCCGGGCCCGTTCGAAATATCGCCGCGCTACATCCGCTTTCTCCTGAGTGGCCCGGATTCGGCCCAGGATTTGGAGGGCTTTGATGTTGCCGGGATCCGTTTCGAGAACCGCGGCCGCGAGCGTTTCTTGGCGGTGCCGGACCCCGGAGGCCAGTTCCATCACAAGATCGAGGATCCGCCGGTTCGGGTTTTCAGCGGCAGGCGTCATAGTTTGGGCAGGGCTAGCGGCGCTATCACCGTCGCGCCCGTGGGGCGTGGAATAGGCACCCGATCGGGAAGACTCGGGACCGGCGTCTTCGGATATACCTTGGCGAAATCGATTCGATAGCATTCCACGCACAATTTCTTGTAGATGCCCATCGAGCCCGGAATTCCCAGCACCGTTCCCGGATGGAAGTGGCAGGATTGCGACTTGTAGATCATGCGGTCGCTGGCGTCGAATTCGCGATTGCAGCCCCCGCAGTGACCCGCCTGCTGGTCTCTGCAGGTGTCGCACCATTGCACGTCTTCCGGTTTTAGATCTTCTGCGTATGGCATTTTCTTTATGTATTTAATTCAATACGTCGACGCTTTACCGATCATTGAAATGCTTGTACTCCACCTGAAGCGTGTAGCCTTCCTCGAAGGCCTGCGCCGGGGAAAACGATTCGTAGCCGTCCTTGTAGACGACGTAGTAACCGCCGGACGTCGGTTTGTGTTTCGCGAGGTACTCGGCACTCACACGAAATCGGGTGCGGGCGTTGGGATATTCGGCTGGGGCATCATCGGCGACGATCGTCGCTCCGAGTCTTCCGCCCGTGTCGCGTTCCCATGCACAACGCTCGCAATGCCCGCAGCCCGATCCCAGCGCGAAACATCCTTTGCAGGTCGCCTTCGTGAATTGCGGCCTCCGATCGTGCTGGATGTCGAGGATCTTGAGCGCCCGCACTTCCTTGTGGCAGACATAGCGCGGCATCGAACTCAAATTCCAGGACGCGGCCGTCTCGGGTACCGCTTGCGACATGACGGGATTGGCGGGATCGTTCACGCGCGTAGTCTTTCCAACTGATTCGTTACGTTCCGAAATTCCGGACCCCGTTCCACCGGGACACAAAACAGCATCGCGGAGACGATGTTCGGAAATACATTGACTTTATAGCCGTTGAAATTGCCAGGGTTGTAGAGCAGCGGCTGGTGCGAATAGATCCGGTAGCCCTGCTCGAGGATCCAGGCTCGCAACGCCGCCCGTTTTTCTTCGCGGTCATCTTCGACGTAGAGCAAGGGCCGATAGTGGAGGATCGTGCGCTGCGCGCCGGCGAGAACATCCAGCTCCATGCCCTCGACGTCGGCCTTGATCAGATCCAGTCGGTCGAAATTGAGCGAATCGATTGTAGTTGCCGGCGTGGGCACTCCAGTCTCGCAATCTTCGAGAGCCTCGAAGCCGCCCGGATTACAGGTGCCTTTCGAATAATCGACGCGGGCAAGCATCCGGACGTCATTCGCTTTGCCTAACACGCGGCGGCTCGGATGCACGCTGTGCGGATAGGCTGACAGATTCCGCAGCAGCATGTCGAAGATCTCCGGCTGCGGCTCAAACGCCCACACTTTCCCGGCCCCTTCGCGCACGATCTCGGCCATCGGAAGCGTCAACGCTCCAAGATTCGAACCAGCCTCGACAACACAATCATCGGGCTTCAACACCGCGCGCAGCAGGTCCGCTTCGCCTTCCGACCACTCGCCATACAGATCGAGCGATCGCCCCAGCCACTTATCGGTGGCGTAGAAACTCATCTCGCCATAGCGGCAGGGTTTGGAAATGACAGGCCACCCCGAAGACGAGCTGACTAGGCTCCCAGGAGGATTCTGGATAGGATGGCCCATGCTTTAGATATCGAGGCGAGATCTGAAGAATACAAATGCTTCAGAGCGCGAACGCCGGAATACTACTCCCCAAACACAACGCTGCAAAGTTCCACGACGCCCGAGCCGCCGACGCCCTGGCACTGGACTCCGATGCCGTTGGCGGCGGTCGCAGGCGCGATGATTTCCTCGCCCGGCGCTGCTACCCAGCGGAAGGTGGCGCGTTGGTTGTGAGCGATGTCGAGCACCGGGACGGCGCCGTAGGTCGGCTCGCCGGTGGCGTTCTTCCACGCAACCGAGGCCGCGGCCGGATCGCCCGAATCGAACAACGCGGGGGTGACCACGGTGCAGGTCGTGGCGCTGACGGTGAAACGCAACACCCACCACTCCGACGAATTGTCGGCCGGGGTCGCGTTGGAGGAGATCATGAGATCCATCACATAGGGACGGACCGCCGTGGTGGCGGTGATTCCCACGATTGACTTGGTGGAGGCTCCGGTGATGGAACCGGAGAAACCGTACTTGCGGCCATTGGCTGCCATTTAGATGTTGTTTCCTTTTCAGTTTTTGATTTGGCGCTGTTCACGCCAGTGAATCGAGGTTGAGTGTCAGACGAGCGGCGGGCCCGATCGCTCGCCGGCTTTGCGTTTCATCGGGAATTCGCGGACGATCATGTAACCCAAGGCGTCCGAGAGATGCGATCGCATCGGATCGGATTTATTGAGTTCCGACAGCGGGTTTCCGTTCGGATCCGCCTTCCATGCCAGCTGCTCGAAATCCTTGGCGAGCTCGCGGCATTTGGAATCCAGATACATGCGCTTCTCGCCGGCATAGTTCAGCAGCATGGCGTTGACGCAGTTCACGCGGTCCTTGACCAGCGGATGGGCTTCGGGAACGCGCAGTTGCACCTTGAACTTATCGGTGTAGCGGCCGAAAAACTCGCGCACGATCTGCCAGTCGGTTCTCGAACTCGAGGTTTTGCGCTGCGTGCCGGCCGGATCGCCGTAGACGTACACGTTCAAGGGCGCCGGCGGATCGAGCGGATAGCCTACACCCTGCTGCTCGAGCCAGTCTTCGGGAACTTCCGGGACTTTGCGGGCCGCGAGCATGTGTGCGGTGCGCGCCAGGAATTCCTCGCAGGCGGCCAGCGTATTCGAATTCGAGAGCACCAGCTCGTCCAACACCCGGATGATTCCGCCGTAGGTCTGCCCGATCACCGAGCACATGGGGTTGACGTTGAAATCGAGCGCCCACCAGATCGGATGCGCCGGCGAGTATTCGATTTGTCTCAAGTGATCTTTGCGGTTGAACGGATAATAGACCTGGCCCGAAAAGACGTTGAGATATTCGCCTTCGGCTTCCTGCTGGAAAAACCTGGGATCGTAGCTTTCCTGCAGGCGCTGGTAATAATCTCCCAGCGTCGGATTCTGCCGCGCGCGGAAAGCCTCATAGCCGGGCTTGCGATCGGGGCCGATGAAGCGGTCATAAACCCAATCGAAGCCTTTGGGCGTCCAGGATCCGAACCCGCACAGATGCGTGGCCTTGGGATCTCGCAGCCGGGCTTCGAGCCGGAGCCAGGACTGGGGCTTGCAGTAAGTTAATTCGTCTACCCCAAACCAACTCAGATTCGTGCCGCGGATCCGTTCGAAGGAATCGAGAGCGCGGAACAGGATCGTTGATCTGGCTTCCGGCAGATAGATCGAGTTTTCCGACTTATGCAGCCGGTAGGGAATCCGGTTCTCTTCCAGGATTTCCAGAAACGACGCGCGCGTCGAATCGCGCAGCATCGGATACGTCGGCGCGCCGATGACGCCAGTCCGGCCGCGATTCAAATAGGCCAGTTTTAGAGCTTCCGAACACAAGGCGCGCGATTTGCCGGATCCGACCGGTCCGGAGAATCCCTTGAAGCGCGCCGGCGAACGGTGAAAGGCCGTCTGCCATTCGAAGGGCTTGCGCTCGTCGCCCGTATCAGGGTCGATGGCGTACCGGATTTTACGCTTGGGAAGTTGCCCGGCCATGACAGTGGCCGCCAGAAACTCTCGGCGATTCATTCCGTCCAGATCAGACCGTCGACTTCCTGGACGGCGCCGGGTTTCGATTCCGAGTTTTTGTCAGCGCGGACGCCCGTGATCGCCTGCCGGGCCGTCTCGTTGGTTTTATTCATCAGCGCCGCGTAGCCCGAGAAATTGATGCCCTTGACCTTGGTCTTGGTGCTGGTGGCTTTGCCCTTGACTATTTCTTCCTTCGATTGGGTGACGTCGGTGATGGGCGCCGAATCGGCTTTGTCGAGAACCGCTTCCGCCTTGCGGACCCGCTTCTCTAACCTGTCCTGGTTTTCGAATTCAAATTGCGCGCGGCGTTCCTCGAGCTCCCGGGTTTTCTCGATGCGCGCTTTCAGCCTCTGCGCGTCGATTTCCTGATCGTAGGCGGCCGCCCGGCCTACCCATTCGAATTTCGAGGACCAATCCTGCCAGGTGCGCGGGCAGGAAATCGTTTCCTCGCCCCGTCCCGCTCGTTTGAGATGTTCCCGCCAGGCGGATTGCTGCGAACGCGCCGGGCCCAGGTCGCGATACAGCGTGAAGGCGGCGTATGCGCGCGAGGATTCGCCGGCAGCGGCGGAACGGAAAGGGAATGGAGACACATCAAGCTAAACCCGCGAGACAGCGCGGCCTGGGTTCCCGGATTGAAACGGTCCGGCCCGTTATTTTTTGGGCTTGTAATGCCCGCGAGCGATTCTACAGCGGAGACACATGCAGGCGTAGCCTTGGCCCCGGATCGATTTGCGCGATCCGATCGGCAGGCCTTTGACGTGCGGCACGCGCGCGACCGAGCCGCCGCCCCGGCGGTGCTTTCTCAACGCCTGCAATTGTCGCGCGGCATCGGATGCTTCCGGAGAGATGGGCTTTTTTCCTCGCGGCATTTTGGCACCCCGAGTATAACATCCAGTGCGCAGTGACTGTCAATTATCGCTGTGCAGCGCGCGCCACAGCGCGGTCGTATCGCCGTAAACGCATGAAAACGCGCTACAGCGCGAATCGCGCATGGCTAAGTCCTTGAAACCGCGCGCAATATAGTTCCTTGCGTGTTGGCACTGACTACGCTGTCAGTGTCATACTATAGATGTTACGTATTTGAGAGATACGAAACGCAGTTCTTTGACAATCAAACCGAAACGATTCGCAGTTTGAACCGCGACGGTACGAATAACGAAGTGGCAAGTTTCTGAGCCGCAGGGCGTTAGACAGCAAGCCGCCTCGAACAATCGCCGAGTGTAGGAGCGCCGCGTCGCGATGACGCCGCTAGAATCCCCAACGCGAAAGTAGAGGCCCGATGCAGCGAAGCGGATGACAGATGAAACGAGCCAACAAGTATGCAACTGACCAGGACGCGCAGTTTAGCCCGACCGGGCGAGACGTCCAAACCAATCCACCGAAATCAAACCGAGAAACCTCACATGATTCCCTACTTCGCCCTGCTCGCCAGTTTCCTGCTGATCGCCTGCACCGTCGTTTTCTGCACGATCGGCAAACCCAAAACAATTCAGATTTCCAAAAAGGAGAACAAGCAATGACACCGACGATCCAACTCAATGACGCCTTGAAGCCGTCCGAACTCGGGATGGCGCTGAAGACTCTGTTCGCCGCGCACCGCGCGCCGATGATCCACGGCGACCCTGGAATCGGCAAATCGGATATCACCCGATCCGTCGCCGATCAGATGTACGCCGAAAGCTACGGTTGCTCCGTCGACGCCTCGGGCGATTTGCACGATGCCGCCGGCAATCCGACTACCGACCGTCCCTGGTTTCGCGACGTTCGCGCCGCGCTGCTCGACGCGGTCGATCTCAGAGGCTTGCCGGTAGTCAACGGCGGCGGCCGCGCGCATTGGGCGCAGCCTGAATTCCTGCCGCGCGACCCGCGCGGTGGCATTTTCTTCCTGGACGAAATCAATCGCGGGACGGAGATGGTCCGCAACGGCTGCTTCTCGCTCGTGCTATCGGGCGAACTTGGCGAGTACAAAATGCCCGCCACGTGGATCCCCGCAGCGGCCGTCAACGATAACGATATCGGCGCCGCCAAAATGTCCAGCGCATTGCTCGCGCGCTTCATTCATCTGGATGCGGGCACGAATCTGGATGACGTCTGTAAGTTCGCCGTGCAGCGCAATTGGGAGCCGGTCACGATCGCCTTCCTGCGCTTCCGCCCCGAACTGCTTCACCAATACGACCGCAAGCAGCGCGTATCGCCCAATCCTCGAGCCTGGGAATTCGTGAGCCAGATCACCGCTCAAAGCCCCGCGCCGAAAGTGGAACACGCTCTGTTCTCTGGCGCGGTCGGCGAAACCGCGGCGGTCGAATATTCGGCGTTCCTGAGACTGTTCCGCAGCCTGCCCAACATCGACGCCATCCTGCTCGATCCCAAAAAGGCGATGGTGCCAACGGAGGCCAACGTATTGTATGCCATCTCGGCTGCGTTAGCGCGCCGGGCGTCCGACAAAAACTTCCCGCGCATCGTGACGTATCTCGAACGGCTACCGGTCGAGTACAACGTCTACGCCATTCGCGACGCCGTCACGCGCGACGCTTCACTCCAGTCCACGCCCGAATTCACCAAGTGGGCCGTTCAACATTCCGACGTTACGTTCTGACGTCCAATCCGAAACGAATTCAATCCAAGGAGAAATCACAATGCATCGAATCAATGAATCAGCCATGCTGGTGTCGCTCAACATCAGCCAATGGCGTGGCTACAAGTCCGACAAGAAGATTTCAGACGAAGTGGCCCGCACCCATTCGTCCGATCCGACCATGGGCAAATATCGAAAGAGCTTGCTCGCCCGGGAAGCGCTGGCCTCCCTGCAAAAGATTGCCGGCGCCGCCCGAGACGATCACTACACACTAACGCTGCCTTGGTCCGACGTAGGAAAACGGATTCTTTCGTCGCCCATGTACTTCAAATATAACCAAACCATGAAGGCTCACCAGACCGCCTTCTGGAATGAATTCCGCAACGTGTTCCAACCCAACTATGCTCAATACGTCGAGGATGCCCGGCGTCTGCTGAACGGGCTTTTCAAGCCGGAAGAATATCCGAGCCCATCCAAGATCGAATCCAAATTCGCTTTTTGCATGTCGGTCGATCCGATTCCGGACGCGGTTGATTTTCGCGTCGACCTGGGCGACGCAGAAACCGCGCGCATCAAATCGCAGATTGAATCGAACGTCCAGTCCACCATCGAATTCGCGGTGAAAGATATCTGGACGCGCCTTGCATCCGTGGTCGGCAAAATGTCGGAACGCCTGCACGCCTACACCGACGCAACCGAAGACACGCCCGTCCAAAGCGCCTTTCGCGATTCGCTGGTGTCTAACATCATCGACCTGCTCGACATCGTGCCACTGCTCAACATCACCGAAGATCCTGCCATCGATCAGTTCTGTAAGCGGATCCGCCGCGAACTGACCGCCCATTCACCCGAGGAGCTCCGAGACTCAGCCATCGTGCGGGAAGACACCGCGCGCCGCGCCGACGAGATCCTCAGCAAAATGTCGGGGTATCTGCAATGACAAACATGAATCAAGACGAACTCATGATGGCGCGTGCCCGCACGCGCCTCCTGCTCGAACAGCCCTTCTTCGGATCGCTGGCCATGCGGCTGAAGCTGATGCCGGATCCATCGATTGAAACCATGCAGACCAACGGGACAGTTTTGAAATTCAATCCCGAATTCGCCCGCAGCCTGCCCGAACGTCAATTGCTGGGCGTCATCGCCCACGAGGTTTGGCACTGCGCTCTGCTGCATCCCTACCGCCGTGGCGCGCGCGATCCGATGGAGTGGAACATCGCCTGCGACCACGCCATCAATCCGGTGCTGGTTGAATTCGGATTCGAACTGCCGCCGGGCGTTTTGAATGACCCCGAATTCAAGGGCATGTACGCCGAGCAGATTTATGCCAAACGCAAAGCGGCCGAACAGCCGCCCATGCAGCAACCCGAACCTGAGCCGGAGCCCGAAGAGGACGAAGACGGCGACGAAGACGAAGACGATCAAGAGGACGGCTCAGACGCGTCCGAGGATTCCGATGATGGATCGACATCAGAGGAGGAAGACGGCGACGCTACAGCCGACGGCAACGGCGGGGATGATCCCACTGACGATTCGACGCCCGATGCCAACGACGGCGCGAGTCAGACAGTCGGATCCACGCCCGGTGGTTCAACCCCAGGTGGTTCGATGCCCGGATGTCCGACCGGCGAATTCGTGGACGGGGTCGAGGCCGGGGAACCGGAGGCCGACGAAGCCATGACGCAAGAAGACTGGGCGATCGCCGCCGAACAGGCAGCGGCCGTCGCGCGCGCTTCGGGCGAACTGCCCGGAGGCCTGCAGCGCGAACTGAAACGCTCACGGGAACCGATCGTCGATTGGAAATCCGTGCTGCGCGAATTCATCGTGCAGTCGGCGCCCAGCGATTATTCCTGGACCGCACCCAACCGCCGTTTCATTTCGAGCGGGATCTATCTGCCCGGTACCATCCACGACACGGTCGGCGAGATCGTCGCCGGCATCGACACGTCCGCATCGGTCTCGCAAGAGATGCTGGACGAATTCGCCGCTGAACTGACCTCGATCATCCAGGAAGCCAAGCCCGAACGCCTGCACGCGGTCTACTGTGACGCGCGCGTCCAGGGCACCGCCGAATTCACGCCCGACGATGACGTGAAGCTCGAATTCATGGGCGGCGGCGGAACGCGCCTGCAACCCGTGTTCGATTGGGTCGAGGAGCGCGACATTCACCCGCGCGTCGCCGTGTATCTGACGGATCTGGAATCGTCTGATACGCCGGTCGAGCCCGACTACCCAGTGCTATGGGTCACGCCCGCCTGGATCGATCACATGCCGCCGTTCGGACAGGTGATCCGTTTAATCTAGCGGGCTGCAAAGCCCGCCTTTCAAATCATTGCACAGCGCGTTTTCTGCGCCGTGTTGGCAGTCACAACGTAGTCAGATATACTCTCAAGGAGATCAGCATGCCGAACAACACGCCCGTATTGTACGTCCGCCGCGAAGTCAAGTTAGCCGACAACGCGCAATGGACCAATCGATTTCATATCGCGTCGGAATCTTCCGATCGGCTTTACGTCATCTCGCAGAACAAAGACAAACGGCACTGGGGATGCTCGTGCCCCGCGTGGCGCATTCACCGCCATTGCAAACATCTCGACGCGCTCGGGCTGCCGGGCTACGAACGTCCGCACGAAGCCAAGATCGAGGAGCGCAAATGAAAGTGTTGTCTGTTCGTCAACCGTGGGCCTGGCTCATTGCTAACGGCCACAAGGATATCGAGAATCGCGATTGGTCGACCAATCACCGGGGACCGGTCGCGATCCACGCCGGCAAACGGCTCGATCCGGAAATGGAATCGATCCGGATTCTCTGCGGGCAGCGCGGCATCTTGCTGCCCAATCATTTTGCGCGCGGCGGCATCGTGGGCCGCGTGATCCTGACCGACTGCGTCAGCGCTCATCCGAGCGTCTGGTTCAAAGGCGAGTACGGATTCGTACTGGCTGAAGCCCAGCCGCTCGATTTCATTGAACTCACCGGGCGGCTCGGGTTTTTCGATTACGAATTCGATTCCGAAATCACCGGACTGATTCTAGCGCGCTTCACGCCCAAACCCACAGCCAAATCACCCCGACAGAAAGGCTCGACCATGAAACGCGATTTCATGTCCGGTTACAAGACCCACGACGGCCCGCGCGGATCCACCGCGCAATGGCAGGCCGCATTCAACTGGCGCATGGGCATCGACGCCGCGCGCGCCCACTTGAAAGACGATTCCCCGCACGACATCCTGGGCGTGCTAATCAGCGCCACGTGGGAAGAAATCAAGCGCGCCTATCGCGCTCTGGCCCGTCAACATCATCCCGATTTGGGCGGCGACGCAGCGGCATTTCGCCGCGTCCAAGCCGCCTTTGAAATTCTCGAACACAACCACATGAAAGGATCGCTATGAAAAGCAAACCGGTCACTCGAAAAGAATTGCTCGCTCTAGTCGAAGGAAAGCTACTGGCGCTCCGCGCCGGGTCCCTGGCTCACGAATTGCAGCGAATTACCAACCCGCAGGAGCGGGAGATGGCTCAATGGACGCTCGGCCAGATCACGGCGCTCGATGAAGTGCGCAGCCTGCTGCTTGGGCTGCGAAGGAGTTTTGTATGAACCTCAAGACCATCGCCAAGAATCGGACGAAGCTGATCGACGCCATCCTGGCCGTCGCGCGGGACTTCAAATGCTATTCGCTCGACAACCATTTCACCGGCCAGCCGATGGGCGGGCCGAATGCCGTCAAGCCGCCCGCCGAATGGCTCAAATACGAACTGCGCATCGGGCGACATACTAAGTTGCAGCAGACCGGACCGACTTCCTACTGCGTCCACGTGCATTCCAATCTCTGGTACGAATTCACGTCCGATATGACCGCCGCTGTGCTCGACGCGCGGGCCGGAATCGTGCCGTCGCCAGAAACGGACGCCACCAATCACGGCGCGAAGTGCGACACGTGCCACGGTTTCATGCTCGAAGTCGACGGCTGCATCAAGACCTGGTTCGTGATCGATGGCAAGCGCTACGACCGCCAGCCCTACGCGGGCGGATACGACCCTGGAACGGGCCGCTGCGGCGATTGCGGCGCCAAGATCGGCCACTATCATCATCCGGGCTGCGACGTTGAGCGCTGCCCAGTCTGCCACAACCAAATGATCGGCTGCGCGTGTCTTGAAAACGCCGCCGAATACGCACTGAAAGGACCAACGAAATGAAACTCTACGAGGCAACATTCACCGTCAAAACCAAAATCGGCGCTAAGGTCACCGATCAACAAGTGGAAGCATTGCTGGCTTCTTCGCGGTTCAATAGCCTGACGTGCGCCGTCGCGATTGCCGTCAACAATTTCAATCGCGGCAGTGACGACTTCATGGCGGAAGTTTCGGAAGGAGCAACGAAATGAAAACCCAAACCCTGTACTACAAAGATTCGAGGTCGGACAAAGTCTATACCGCCTCCGTCGATAACGGCACCGTGCAATTCGCCTGGGGGCCGCGCGGAGGAACGATGCAAACCAAAACCGTGGCTGCCGCATCGGAGACGGCCGCGAACGCGCTTTATCAGTCGAAGCTGAACGAGAAACTCGCCAAGGGCTATACGCCCGGCGAAGACGCGACGCCGCTCGAAACGGTCGGCTTCGATGCCAAGCCCGAGCCATGCGGTCCGAGGCTGGTTCCGAAGCCCATGCTGTTGAACGAAATCACGGACGCGGAATTGCTTTCACTCGCGCCCGATCCCGATATTTATTTCCAGGAGAAATTCGACGGCAACCGGATCATCTTAGAAAAGCGCGATGGCCGACTAACCAGCTATTCGCGGACGGGCAGGGTAAACAACACGCTGCCCGGCACTATCGTCAAAGCCGCTCTCGAATGCCCGTATGAGGCCTTCATCATTGACGGCGAAATTATCGGCGACATCATCTGGGCGTTCGATCTGCTGGCCGGACTCGCCGACATGCGCGCGTCCCGTTACAGCGATCGCCTGGGGCTGCTGCATTCGCTTTTCGGATCCTCGCAATCCGGCATCCGCGTGGTGGAAACGGCGACCGATCCGGATTCCAAACTCGCGCTGTTCGCCCGCTGCAAATCCGAGGGCAGGGAAGGCGTGGTGCTGAAATACGCCATTGCGCCCTACACACCGGGACGGCCCAATTCAGGCGGACCGGCTCTCAAATACAAATTCGTCGCGACGGCTTCGGTCATCGTGGCGGCTCACAACGTGCAATCCAGTTTCAACATGAAGCTTTTTGACGGCACCGAGCTGGGACGTTGCACGATCCCGCCCAACAAGACCGCGCCGCCCGTGGGGGCCGTGGTCGAAGTGCGTTATCTTTACGCGCATCGATCCGGGTCGCTCAGCCAGTCCGTTTTTCTCGCCGTGCGGGAAGACATCGAACCGTCAGAGTGCACCATCGATCAACTGAAATTCAAAGGAGAAGCCAAATGAAACTGAAAGAACGTCCGGCTGCTTGTCTGCTCATTTCGCTCGATTGGGAATGGGAACAACTGCCCGCCCGAGACAAAGCCCGCTCGATCGCGCTCGCTGCGCAGCTCGGAGGACTGGCCGGAATGATGCAGCGTATCATCACCGGCAAACCGCGACGCGCGATCCTGCGCGACTACGTTAACAATGTCGTCGAGCCCGCCTACATCGCGGGCGCGTGCGGCAGCGGTCTGATCGATGCCTGGAACGCGCGCGTGACGGCGCTGGAAGATCCGCTCATCGTGGCGCTGGCCGATTGCCGATGGCTGGCGTTTGAGCGAACTTTCAACGCCGTCAAAACCGAGCCGCGCCTCGGTGTGTCAACCGAAGATTACGTGCGCATTGCGCAAGTGCTCAGCGAGACGAACACCAAACCACCCGCCTAGACGCATAGCCGCGCGTTCTGTGCAATCCTCCGACCTGCCCTAGACGTCGCGTGTCAGTCTCGAAACCGACCCGGTAAATCGAGGCTGGTACGCGGCGGTTGAGTGTAAGACCACCTACAGACCAGCTTTTCGATCATTGCACAGCGCGTATTCTATGCGGTGTTGTCACTGACTGCGCAGTCAGATATACTCGCTCGTAATGCAGCCTGGGTTTTTCAAACCAGCCGGTCCCCAGCCCGAATCAATGCAGAGGGAGAAAAGAGCAAATAAAATGGCAAGCGTTTGGAAAGGCCACATCGCATTTGGACTCGTGAGCGTGCCCGTGAAATTAGCATGTGCCGCCCGCAGTGAATCGGTCAGCTTCAATGAACTCCGGAAATCGGATCTCGAACCGGTGGGACGGAAGTCCTACGTCAAATCGGACGGCTCCGATATCGCTCCCGCCGACGTGGTGAAGGGCTACAAGACCGGCAAAGGCTGGGTGATCGTGACGCCGGAAGAAATCAAGGCCCTGGCACCGTCGTCTGCGCACGTGGCCGAGATTACGGAATTCGTTCCGATCGCTCAGGTCGATCCGGTCAACTATGAAAGCGCATACTGGATCGCGCCCGACGAGGGCGGCTCGAAGGCTTACGCCCTGCTTTATGACGGGCTGAAGCGTTCGGGCGCGGTGGCGATCGCCAAAATCACCATGTCCAGCCGCGAACACGTCCTGGCGATCCGCGCCGGGAAATCGGGCATCGTGGCGCACACGCTTTTCTACGCGCACGAAGCCCGCGCGACGGAAGAGTACCGCACCGACCTGGGCCAGATCGGCGAGGCGGAATCGGAATTGGCTTCCAGTCTGATTGCGGCCTATTCGGGGACGTTCGATGCCTCGAAATTCTCGGATGGCTATCGCGAAAAGATTCTGGCCTTGATCGCATCCAAGGAATCCGGCGCAGCGCCGCCCAAACCCGAAGCCCAGAAGCCGCAAGCCGCGGCGGTCGATATCATGGCCGCGCTCAAGGCGTCACTCGCTGCCAGAAAGGCGGCGTGACATGACCCTGGCCAAAATCACAACCGGCCCGTACAAGGACCATCTAATGTTGCGCATGATCGGGGCCGCTATTGCGGCCCTATTCGCTTCCAATCTCATCAAGGCGTCCAAGTGGTTCGTGATGACGCCGCTGCCCGGTGACGAATGGGAATTCATCGTCAAGGACGAACCGGGAATCGTGACGCCCGAACGCGACAAGTTTCTCGTCACCAGCTACTACAGCGATGAGAATCAATCGCTTTACGATTTCGTGCAGGCCGACGATGCCGACGAAGCGGCCGCGCTGGTGGGCCGCGCGCGCGACTACGTGACCGGCATCGTAGCTTGGACCGCCACCGAACTACGCGAGTGCGCGGATCGACTGGACGCCGACATGAACCCGCCCCGGACAGCGCTCGAATTGCGCAAGCAGCTCGGCGAAGAAACCGACGATTGGTGCCTGATGTGCGATTCGGATGACTGCTGCATCGCGGAACATGCCAAGGAGGTCTCATGAAAACCGCTATGACCCGCGCCGAGCTCGTCCGGCGTTTGCAACCCGGCGTCCAATTGAAACTGGTTTGGCGTTCGACCGACGGCGTCAAGAATCAAGGCCGCACGGTGATTCAAGCGACCACCTACAGCGTGCTCATGTCCGGATCAGAATACCGATCCGGCACCAGCCGCCTCCATCTGAGAAACGCCCGCGTCTACGCGCTAGACAACGGTTTCGAAGTGCATTGGCCGGCAATCACCGGCCAATGCGACTCGATGATCCTCAGATACGAGTGGCTAAACACCTTAACGCCCGTCCCACCCGCACAGCAGTTGGAACTGAAAGGAGCATCCTCATGAACACATCTACCAGTCTCCGCAAAAAGGCGGACGCACTGCAACCCAAAATCGACAACTGCCTGCGCGAACGGCTGACCAACACGCGCAAACGCGCCCAGGAGGACCAGCATATGCGTCGCGAGGGCCGCACGCTCCAAACGATGCAGGAGGTTCTGCGCAAGGTGGCGGACCTGCATGACTCGCGCGCGCTGCCGGACATCTTCCAGGCGATCCGCTATGTGTCGGACGTCGACGTGCCGGTCCGCGGCCTTTTGTTCTGCGACCGGGAACGGGAAGAATATCCCAACGCGCCGCAGCGCGAACTGAGCGAATTGCAGAAGGCCATCCGCAGCTTGCTCACCCCGGTCGATCCGGCCAAAGAACGGCTGCATCGCCTGGAGGTCGACGTGAAGCTGCGCGACATCCCCGGCTTCTTTCCTTCGCGGCCTGCGGCGGTCCGGCGAATGCTGGAGCTGGCCGACGTCGGGGTCGAAATGAAAGTGCTGGAGCCTTCAGCGGGCGCGGGCGCGATCGCCGACTGGGCCCGCGATCTTGGCGCGCTGGTCGACGTGGTCGAAATCAATCCGTCCTTGCGGGAGATCCTGACGCTCAAACATCACACGCTGTTACCCGAGCACGATTTCCTGGACGTGAGCCCCGAGAGCGGTCTCTATGATCGCGTGCTGATGAATCCGCCTTTTGAAAACTTCCAGGACATCGACCACGTGGTCCACGCTTACAAACTTCTAAAGCCGGGCGGCCTGCTGGTGGCCATGATGGGGCCGAGCGGCTTCTTCCGATCAACGGCCAAGGCCGAGGAATTCCGGTCCTGGATCGAAGGCATCGGAGCCGACGTCGAGGATCTGCCTTCTGGATCTTTCGAGAAGACCGGCTGCCCAGGAAAACTGATTCGCCTCGTGAAGCCCGCCTGCCGCGTGATCGCCTATCGACCTGCCGTTCGCATTGACCCGGATCCGAATTACGGCATGGATGCCGGCGTCCCTGACCCTGAGTATCAATCGCGCATCGACGCCCAGCGCGTCAGCGCCGAATTCGCACAGAAAAGCGCGCGTCCACTCGACGCGGGCAAACAACCCATCACCGATAGCCCGCTGTTTGGCGGCGTAGCCCAAGGAAATCTATTCTCATGAACACACACACCGTTGTCTACTCCCAGATCCCCGTGGCGAAGTTGCACGAGTCGCCGCTTAACAATCGCAAGCATTTCGACCCCGTCAAACTGGCCGAACTGGCCGAGAATATCAAACTCATCGGCGTGAAGGCGCCGATTCTCTGCCGCCCGATCCGGGACTCGAAGCCCTGGCTCGATCCTACGGAACAAGAAATACTGGGCGCTCACGGTTTCGAAATCGCAGCGGGCCACCGCCGTCTGCGCGCCGCCAAACTCGCCAAGCTCGAATTCGTGCCAGCCGTTATCCAGCCCATGACGGACGACGCATTCCTCGAAGTGTTGCTGGTTGAAAATCTCCAGCACGTCGATGTGCATCCGCTCGATGAAGCCTCGGGCTATCAGGAATTATTGAAGCGGCCCGGCTATGACGCCAATGTCATTTCGAGTAAAACCGGCAAGGATCTGGCCTACATCTATAAGCGCCTGTCGCTGCTGCGATTGATCGCCGAATCCCGCAAGGCTTTCTGGGAGGGCGTGATCAACATCGCCATGGCGGATATCATCGCCCGTCTGACGCCCGAGGATCAGAAGACCGCGCTCAAGCGCATCACCAGCAAAGAAAACTGGCAGAAAATCAAGACCGCCCGCGAACTGCGCGACTGGGTCACCCAGGAATTGATGCTCGACCTGGCGCAGGCGGCGTTCGCCAAAGATGACGCCGAACTGGTTCCCGCCGCCGGAGCCTGCACGGTCTGTCCGAAGCGGACCGGCTTCACGCCCGAGCTTTTTCCGGACGTCAAAAAGAAGGACGTCTGCACGGACCGCAAATGCTTCGAGGCCAAGAAATCGGCCTACGTCAAGATCCAGATCCGGCAGGTGGCCGAGGCCAATCGCGGCGAGGAGCCGATCCTCGTTTCGACCGCCTACGAAAACGCCGGCGGAACGCTCGACGGCAAGCCGGTGCTCGGATCGAATCGCTGGACCGAAGTCAAAAAGAAAGGCAAATGCGCGTTCGGTAAAGCGGCCCTGGTGGTGCGCGGCGACGAGCGCGTGGGCGCTCAGTTCGACGTGTGCACCAATCCGCGTTGTCCGATGCACGCGGGCCGCTATAGCAGCCAGCGCGTTTCATCGCCCAAGGAACTGGCCGCCGAGCAGAAGCGCGAATTCGATTCCAAGGTGGACGGCGAGACGCGGCAGATCGTGCTCGATAAAACGGCGTCGGCCTTCGATCCGAAGAAAGCCTCAACGCTCGATCTGCAATTGATCGCGGCGCTGGCTTTCGGGCGCTGGGGAAACAGCGACGCCCGCAAAGCGATTTCGAAGAAACGCACCGGCAAGGAAGAGGGCTACCTGGGCGACAAGAACGCCATTTCGGACTGGATGCGCGCCGCGTCTTCTGACGATCTGATGCGGCTCATTTTTGAAGCCGCGCTGGGCGAAGGGCTGCACTATTATTCCGGGGGCGGTCATCCGGACGATTTGATGCAGGCGGCCAAACGCTGGAAGGTGAAACCGGAAGTCATCCGCGCCGAGGTCGCAGCCCAGCTCCGGACCAAACAAAAGGCCGCGCAGCATCGGGCGGCGGAACGCGCCAAGGAAAAACTCGCCAAGGAAAAGCGCGCCGAGATCAAAGCCGCGAAGACGGCCGCATAGATTTTCCAACTTCGGCACTCGCCCGGTGGGCATCGCGCAAATGCGCCTTGCCTGCTGGGCTTTTTTTGGCCTGTGCGCCGTGACGTTTGACCATGCGCCATGCGGTCCGCGCATATGCCCGCGTGTTCGCGTGTCGACTGTCTAACCGATCCGGCAGATCAAGCCTAATGCGCGGTAAACACTATGTAAGACCACCTACAGACCGCGCCGAACATACGGAAAACACGCTAGGCTGTGACGTTGTCACTCACTGCGCAGTGATCTATACTCGACACATGCAGTCTGAATATTTTCTCACCGGCTACGTGGACGAAGCGCCCGAGTCGGAAGACATCGAGGAAGAAATTCCGGAATCGGAAGACCAGCGCGATCCCTTCGAGGGGCTGATCGAGCCCGATCTGGAGCACGTGCGGCGCCGGCCAGGCCGCGCGATTCAACCGGCTGAAAAGCCAAAAGGAGATGCAGCATGAAACGAGATATGAGCTACTTCAGAAAGCTGGAGACGCTCGTCCATGCGCGCGACAGATTGCGCGATATTTGCGATGACGTTACGCCCGACATTGCCCCTCGATCCGCCCTGAAACTGCGCTCGGCTCTAAACAGCCTGGACGGCGCGATCCGCAACGCAGCCTCGCAACATGGACGGCTGGTCCGAAAAGGAGATGCAGCATGAACACCTACGGCGCTCAAGACCCCGGCTTCGATCCCCCGCGCAGCGAGCCGGATCCCGATTACGCTTACGATCAGATGCGCGAGGACCAAGCCAACGCATTAGCCGACCGGGAAGCACGCCGGAATCTGAATCATCTAGCGCACGCGGCCGAGTGCCGCTGCGAACGCTGCCACAACTTGATCGCGGCCATCTGTGTCGAGAAAGACGGCCAGCCCTTTTTCACCGACGCGGAGTTGCTCGAAATCGCCTCGCAACCGATCGTGTGCGAATGCCGCTGGTGCGCGGCGCTGCACGCGGAAATGGACCGGGCGCTATGAACCCCTGGTGCTGGTGCTGTCACGCCGACGTCATCGACTGCAATTGCGGGATTGAGGAATGCCCGGAATGCCATCGTTGCGAAAACTGCTGCCTGTGCGACGGCGCGGTCGTTCACTGCGAACATTGCGGATCAAGCCGCGAGCATGTCGAAATGATGGCCGAGGTCGCCGGCATTTCCGATCCCATCTGCTGCGAGGTCACGCTATGAACTACGGCACTGCCCGCGCGCGCTTCATCAAGGGCCTCAAGGTCCGCTATCACCTGCAAACCCAGATCCCGCTCTATGGCGAGGTCGACTCGGTTCGCCCGGACCCGGCCGATCAAAATCAGGCTCTGGTCAACGTCCGTCTGAATTCGGGCCGCCTGTCGGAATTCAATGCCCAGTTTTTGCAGCCGACTGAGGGCACGTTTCGCTGCGATTTCTGTCACCAGGAAAGGCCGCAGCATTGCCAACGTAAAATATTCGGCTGCTCGTATCCGCGCTGCTGCGACAAGTGCCGGGCGCAGGGCGAGCGATTCATGATGCAGCGCGCGCAGGGCGGCAAAGGAGGCGTATGAAAGACAACCTGCACGAAGATTGCCGCGTCTGTGGCGATCGCTACGAACTGGGCGACGGCTACGACGGACTCTGCCCGAGCTGCGCCGACAAAGCCAACGAGATTGCCGGCGAGGACGGACCCTGGGATGACGCCGTCGAGAAACTCAGAGAGCTGAAACGCGAGCTTGGCGAGAAGACCGTATGAACTACGTGGCCAGTTTCGCCTGGGGCGAGGTCTTCGCCGAGTATCCGCAATGCGTGAACTACGGACTCAAGCATGCCTCGCGCTTCGGCCCGCTGAAGAATGTCCGCAAGGCCACCGAGGACGATCCATGCGACGAATTCCGCCTCGTGTATACGTTGAACGAAAATTCCCCCGCGCGGCAGCGCTATCTGAAACGCCGGCATGATCGCGCGCACCCGGCTCAACCGGTGCTGTTCGCCGGGATGTTCAAACCCACGAATGGAGGCCTATGACGCCCCTGGTCGAGAAATACCGTCCGATGACGCTGGACGCTTTCGCCGGACTCGCCGGCCCGCGCGCCCTGCTGACTGCGCTGGCACGCGATCCCTATCCCTCGGCCTGGCTGCTGCTCGGGCCTTCCGGCCTGGGCAAGACCACCATGGCGCTGGCCTTCGCACAAGCCATCAACGGCGAAGTGCATCACATCGCCTCCCGCACGTGCGATCTAGAAACGGTGGACAAAGTCTGCCACTCGTGCTGGTTCGTCCCTATGAATTCCGGCTTCCATGTCGTGATCGTGGACGAAGCGGACCAAATGAGCCGCGCGGCTCAGCTCGCGTTCCTGTCCAAGCTCGACACCACCGCGGCGCCGCCTCGAACTATTTTCATCTTCACGGCCAACGAAACGAATCTGCTTGAGGCGCGTTTTCTGAGCCGCTGCCGCACGGTCAAATTCTCGAACGATCCAACGCTACTCGCGCCGGCCGCCCAGCTGCTCAAACACATCTGGGCCAATGAAGCGCCCGGACGTGCGGAGCCCGATTTCGAAGCCATGCTGCGAGACAATCAATTCAACGTGCGATCCGCCATCATGACGCTCGAAATGGAACTGCTGGCAGGCGGCTCTTTTGTACCTTTACCGTGCGATTCCGTCAATTCCGCCATGTCTGGCGCGATTGACCAAAAGCCACGCGCTGTGCGGCCGCCGAAGCCCGCGCGTGTTCCAGTCGCATCCGTGTCAGTGGGTGACGTGGTCGACGCCGCCCAGGCGGGAATGCTATTGGGAATCCATCAGGCCACTGTCTACATGAGACTCAAACAGGGACGGCTGCCCGCGCCCGTGCGTCACGGCCGCCGCTGGGTCTGGACGCGGTCACAGATCGAGGCCGCGCGTTGAAAATTCTCAGCATCAAACAGCCCTACGCCTGGCTGGTCGTCAACGGCCACAAGTCGGTGGAGAACCGCACTTGGTACACGCGCCATCGCGGGCCGCTGCTGATTCACGCCGGTACGCATCTGGCGAAGGACGTCGCCGGCATCCGGCGGCTGTGCCTTGGACGCGGCATCACGCTGCCCGCCGAATTCGAGCGCGGCGGCATCGTGGGCCAGGTGAATCTGCGGGAAATCGTGCTCCAACATCCCAGCCCCTGGTTTGAAGGCCCCTACGCTTGGATCCTGAGCGACCCAAAGCCGTTAAAGTTTTTCCCGATGCGCGGGCGGCTCGGGTTGTTTTGGCTCGACGATGAATTGCTCGGGAAGCTCAATCCCCAGAAACCCCTCTTTTGAATCGCCCGCGAAGGGCCATTCGAGCACCTCGGTCCATTCGATCATCATAAGCCCAACATCAGACCCGCCTGTTTCGGTTCCATTCGCTCGCCGCAGTATTCATACACCGCACAAGGACGCCCGCCCATGTCGGCAGCGCCCGCGATGGCCTTTTGAGTGCCACGCGAGGACACTAGTTTCTGCCCCAATGCGAGGCGTCGACGGTTGCCGGTCGAGGGCGCGAACGTGCCGGCGGCTTTTTCCAGATGCCAGTTTTCAGATTTTGCGAAGCTGCGAATCAATGCTGGATGCGCCGGGTAGGTGTGCATGCGTTTCCCGATGGCCTTATAAGCCGCGCCCAGTTTGTCTGCAAGGATCATGGCTAGCCCCAGCCCTTGCCAATCGGGCAGCGTGACCAATCGCGAAAGCCCCATGATGTCCCGGACCCTGGGATGAGGCCGATGCAGCATGGCCCCGAAAGACGCCGGGCGATTGCCCATGAACAGGCAAAAACACGTCGCTGCGCGATGCAAATTCCCCGTCAGATAGTGAAACGGAGCGAACAGTTTCCAAGCGGCGTAAGGAACCCGGCTGATCGTGACGTCGAGCGTTGGGCGTCGCTGAAGCGACCTCCGGGCAAAGTGCATCGTCGCCGGCTGAAAGATCCAATCTGGCTGCAGCCAATCGAGGATATCCATGTGGCAGGAGACCGCGACGAACTGGCGATCGAGCCGCCGCGCGAATTTCTGGACCGCGTGCGCGCCGATCTGAGCCACCTGGCGGTCGACCACGCTCGTGAATTCATCCACGACGATCGGATTGGGAAGCTCCAGCAGCCGCCGCGCCAAGTCGACGCGGAAACGCTCGCCGTTCGATAGGATTTTGTAGGGCCTAAGCCACGCCGGAATGGTGTTGAAGCCGACCGCCTGACAGACTTCTGAAATCTCCTGCATGGAATGCAGGGCCGAGAAATCATCGATGACGCTCTTGCCCGTCCATTCAAACGGCACATCGAAGTTTTCACCGAACAGATTCCGTGCGATGGTCGATTTGCCGGATCCGGATGGCCCCACGATCAAGCCAACATTCCAGTTGAAATCCTCGATCGGCAGATCGCCTGACCAGCGCAGCGAGCATTTCTTGGATGCCGGCACATCGAACATGGCCGACAGCTGTTTCGCCCGCGTGGATTGCGAGATTTCCGTCTCGACGGCTATATCGATTTTCACGCTAGGAAATGAGTGGCTTGCATTCGAGACCCTCGGCCTCGAAGCGTTCGAGCAGTTCCGTCTGTTGTTCTTCCGATTCGCATTCGACGATCACCCGGTACTCGAGCTCCGTCCGGCCTTCGCCTGATTTCTTTTCCTCCGGCTCGGCCGCCTTCAGGATCTCGTCGCCCATGCGTTTGAACAATTCGCCCAGGTCGACTTCCGTGTAGCCCGTTCCCTCCAGATTCCCCTGGTTGCGGGCGTCCATCAGCAGCGTGGCGAGGGCCGTTTCATCGTACACGGCATCGTCGGATAATTTGTTGTCGGCCAGCAGGATCTTGAGGGCCGCGGCATCGTCGCAATCGATCCAGATCACCGGGATCTGCTTCAATCCCTCGCCCTTGGCGGCTTCGAAGCGATGGTTGCCGGCCAATATCCGGCTGGTGGATTTCTGCACCACGACGGCGCCGAAGAATCCATTGATGGCGATCGATTTGGCGATCGCGCCGATATCGCCCTGCCGGGGATTGTCGGGGTGCACCTGCAACTGGGAGACGTCGACCAGCTCGTAGTCCTGCGCGAGTACTCCGCCAGGCCGGGGATCCGATGTCGCCGGCGCCACGGCGGTTTCCGTTTTATTTCGCCGCGCCATTTATCGGAACAGCCCCAGCAGCCAGCAGATCAGCAGGATCAGCAACACCGTCCCGACGCCGATGCCCAGACCGCCTTGCGTGCCCCAATTGGTGTGGCCGTAATAGCCGCCGCCTAATCCGAAGACCAGGATGAGAATGATGATCAGCACTAGCATTTTAGATTTCCTTTTTCAAAGCGAAACAGCTCATCCGATCTGAAGCGTTCCGCCCACGATCTTCAGCATCGACCCGCTCGCCGGCGGCAATACGGATCCAGCCTGCACGATGGGAGCGACTCCGGCGGGATTCAATATTCCCAGAGCTTTCAATTCCTGCACGATGGATTCAATCATCGATCCGGCCGAGCCTGGATCGAGCGTGCCGGGAAGCTTGCCGGCAGTCGATAGTTTGCTGGCCGCGTCGAGCAGCGCCTTCAATACGGCGTCGAACTTGGTCGGGCCGGTCTTGGGTCCAAACAGATGCTCTACATGCGTGACGAGCGAAATAATGTAGGGGCGCAGGAGCGGTATGGCGGAGGAGAGGATGGGGATGATTGCAGCGGCCAAATTAGTCTCTTTTTCTTTCGACGCTTGCCAGCGTTGGATCAGGTTTTTGTTCGTGCGCGCTCCGAGGCGATGAACGCCGAGAAATTCATGCGCTTCAGTTTGCGCAGCGCGCGGTGATAGCGGGTCTTGGCGCCGGTTGTTGGCTCCAGGTTCATCTTGCCGGCGAGCATCAGCCGTATGGCCGCTTGGTCGCCTGCACTCAAACGCTGAATGAATCCGTCCAGTTTCCCGAGCTGTTCCTTTTTTGACGCCTGCAGATCGGCTGGGACCATGCGCTCGTCGGGCGGGTCGATATATTGGTCAGGTCCGGTCGTCCATTTGGTTTTGTGGCTGTTCGCAATCAGCAACTGGATTTCATGCGGCCGCGTTCTGGCCTTGCGGCTTTTGTCGAAGACTACATTCCGGACGATCTTATACAACCAGGTGGTCATCTGGCAGCCCCCGCGAAACCGCGCGCGATGCTCCCACGCCTTCATGGCCGCCTGCTGGACGATGTCCTCTGTATTGTCGCCTGGCGCCTTAAAGAAGTGGGCCGTTTTCGCCATCATCGGCAATGCGGCTTCGAGTTCGCGGGCAAACTCAGTTTCAGTCACTAATTTCTCGAGCGCCGGAGTTCGGGGACCTCGAATGGCTCTTGACCGGTGAATCGTTCGCAGGCCGCGATCAGATCCAGCACGCCCGGATGTTCCGGGTTGCGTGCGATCAGCTGCGCGCAGGCCGTCAGCAACTCGGCCAGCTCTTCGGCGAACAGGACGCGGATATCGATCGAGATCGGCGCGGCCATAGGGCTTAAGCCGAGCTGTCGGGAACTTCCGCTGGAAGGGCCTTGATCACGTCGTCAAGATGCAGGCATTCCTTCAGATTCGGGCATGGATCATTCGGTTTGATCGGTGCGATCTTTCCGTTGCAATAGTCGTTTCCTGCCGTCGCGTCGTATAGTATTCCAACGAAGGGCGCGGCATAAGTCGACATCAGCACAACTTTGTCGCCGTTCTTTGCTTCCCGTCCATTTTTGTAGTGCATTAGCTTTTCTCCTATGCGGCCCGCTTCTGGACGTTCTTCGTCAGACAATCGAGCACGACCTGTTTACAAACCTTCCGGCACCAGCGCGCCCGGGCGTTGGGGATCGACTTGCGGGTGGATCCCATTTTGTCCTGGGTCCAGACGTTGGCGGGGTTGTCTTCGGTTTCTCGCCTATGCGGTAGACCGAAGAATTTCTTTTGGCTGACGATCTGATCGGCCGGCATGTCGGGATCGGGGATCACCATCAGGCCGATGATCTTGCCCTTGCCCTTCTTGCGCCTCAGAATTTGCACCTTGCGCTCGGCCAGCAGCTTACGGGCCTGGTGCTCGTCGGCCCACATGAGAAAGGATCCCAGGATGTCGAGCACCGGATAGGCGCCGGGCAGCTCTACGGTGGGGATCGGTTCGAACGAATAAGGTTGGGGTGTAGCAGCGGTGACCGGGACTTGACTATCTTTAGAGCCGGCCTTCGCCACCGGCTAACCCCTCTCCACGGCGGGGGCAGCAAGATTCGATCCTGCTATGTGAATAGAGGCACGCGAGTGGGTGTGCGGTTTCACTTCTTTTTTGCCGAAAGTCCCCAACGGGTGGCGAGGTGTTTCGTGACCAGCAAAAAGGCCCTCGCGGGATCTCCCCGCGCAGCATAGCCTCATCCACCCGTTCGAGATTCTTTTTCCTTTCCGTGCGCGGACGTTGCACAGACTCGCTTACAGTAAATCCTGGAGCTGTATTTCTGGCCAGTTCCACTGGCACGGACCATCGCCCTGGGTCAATCCGTCGTCCATGTGTTGGCCCTTGGGACCGAACACGAACAAGCGCACCGAGCCGTCCGCTGCCACGTTCTGAATGATCGCCGGGGATTGGGTGGGCGGATATTTTCCGTCCGCCGAGCCCGGATGATTGTAGATCACGATTGTGCCGATGGTCGGTTTCATTGCGTCTCCTTGTTTATCGTCCAACCGGAATCACCGGCGACGCCCCGCCACCAAACAGGAACGTGCATTGCGCATGCGCGCAGACCTGGCCCTGCATTTTGATTTGCTCCAGCCGCAGGAATTGATCGGGCGATAATTGCATTTCCTCGCGGTAAGCGTTGTCCGCCGCGGCGCGCGATGCTTCGGCGGCCTTGCGTTGATCCTCGGCCAGTTTCCTTTGCTGCTCGCTTAAGATCCGCTGCTGCTGGGTGGCCGTCTCGACGCGTTGATTTTTGATGGCGTCCGGTGGATTTGCTTTACCAACGGTGACTTTGAGAAGTTCCAAAGGTATTTTGGAGCGCTCGATATGCTGCTGCATCGCCTGGGTTATCTCTTGATCGATGGCATCGATCGCGATGGTGCTGATGGCGGTCTCGTTCATGCCGTGCTTCCGAACAGCCTGCCGGACACGATTCAAAAACTCCGCTTCGATGTTGTTCTTGTACCACTCAGGTCCAAAGCTTTTGACGAGCATAACGGAATCTGTCACGCGCACGCGGATGATGCTGTCGAACGTGAGCGGAACACCATCGGACGTCATTAAATCCGTTACATGGATTTGAAACTGTTGCGGCTGCATGATCACGTCCACATCGTCCGTCGTGGCTGCGACGACCTGACGGCCGGTTCGGACCGGCTCAGGATCCACGCCGCCGTGCCCGAAGAACATGGGCTTTTCGATCAACACTTTTTCGTGGCCCGCGTCGGCCGAAACATAACCGCATCCGGCCATCGCCAATAGCAATGCGGACACGTACAGTATTTTGAAAATCATTTCTTCCCCTTGTGCTTTCCGCGTGCGCCGTGCTTGGCGTGCTTGCCGTGCTTCTTCGGTTTGTCGGCCGGCCACAATTCATCCCGCGCGTTCAGGGCTTCCGATGCCGCCGTGATCATGAGCGAGGCCTGGCCGCCGCGCGCGATCGCGAGCGCCGCATGCTCCCAAAAGTTTCGCCGGTCTTTTTCGTGGTCGGTCATTCTCACTTTTTCCCCGCAACCGTTTTGCAGTTTTCCCAATTCATCCGGTCGTAACTCAGCGAACAACCAGCGGCGTTATGCGAGCGTCTGCATCTCCTGCTGGAGGATTTGCGCCTTGCGCTGCAGGGCATTCATCTGACCGAGTAGTTCCCACATCTCGACCTTTTGCTTGTCGGTGAGATCGCTCTGCGGCGCATCTGCCGCGAAGAGCAGCAACGTCAATAGGAAACAGATCAGAATTCGCATCTCTTCACCTCGACAACAGAAAACACACAAACCAAATGACGGCACAGCCCGCGGCCGGGCCCCAGGCGCTGTTAAACAGAAAATAGATCGTCCCTCCGACAGCAATGATGCCGAGACCGATCACCAGATTGTCCATTTGTCCTACAGCTCCAGCCGGGCCAGAATGTCAGAGAGCATGATGAACATCTGTTCCGCGCGTTCGCCCAGGCCCCGCAGGGTTTCCCCGTGTGCTGTGATCGGGCCGTCCACGAGCTTATTGAGGCCCTTGAGGGTTTCTACCCCGATCGGCCGAAGCACCGGCGTCAGGCGGCGCTCCAGCTCGTCGAGAGTCTCCCCGCCCATGTGGAGTGATTTCTCGAGGCGCTGGAGACCGATCGATATCTCGCCGATCGCCGCGTTGGTCGCTGGCCTCTCGGCGGCGCCGCATTCCGCGCCTGAGCGATTCTCCCAGGATTGGCCGAGTTTTAATCTCTCTGCATAATTGTTGTTCGCCATTATTTCCCTTTCACGCCTTCAGCAGAGCGGCCCCGATCCTCTCTCTCCGGGACGTCTGCGCGTCCTTTCGATAAGAGTGCCGCCCTGCTCAAAGCGCGCATTTTCAAAACCTATAAAAAGTGAACGGTCCGATCGTGCATGTTATTTTGTTCGAGTCCGCCCAGCTCGGAAGCGGATCCCCGGCCGGTATGCTGAGATAGTGGTTTGCGCCCGAGGTCGGATCCGCGCCTGGAGAATCCACGATCGCGCAACATTGAATAAACGCCCCGTCCGTTGCCGTCGGAATTTTCGCCGCGTTGGGATCATGGGCGTTGAAACTGGAAAATTGCAGAGTCTGGAGAATGACCCCGGAAAAAGTCTTGGGCCAGCGATTGGCCGCATCCAGCGTCCGGTTGCGGATCACGTGATAGACCCCGTCACGGGCCGCGAGCGATTCCCCGCGGGCCTCGCGCCAGATCGCCAGCGCAGTCAACACGTTTTCGAATTGTTCGAGGGTGGTCACGTGACGTGGGCCGGGTCCATCATTTGGGTTCGAATGACGTCCAAAACTTTTTCTGTTCGGCTTCCTGCTGTCCGGCTAAGGCCGCTGCCAGAGCCTGCGCTCTCAAGCGCTCATGGCGCGCCTTCATGGCGCGGATCAGCCCGGTTGTCTCGATCGCCAGGCCCTGCAGCGTCAGACACAGGGCCACCGACCAATGCGCATGCCTCCAGACCACCGCGAAGAGGATCAACATCAATGTACAGCGAATTGCCAGCGTGATCATTCAGGGATTTCTCCGGCTCCGCTTCCAGTCTTTCTTCCAGCGGCGCCATTCCGATGGCTCGACGGTCGTGACGGCGAAGATTTTGCGGACGAATATCTCTGGGATCGATTCAACGCGTCCCTTGTCCAGCGAGAAAATCTTTCTGATGCGCGTGGGCGCGATTTTGATTACGTCCAGCCAGGCGCGTTTGCCGCCTTCGTTTCCTGGAAACGCCGGCCCGAGCGCTGAGCCTTTTTGGACCGTCGTGCGATTCGCAACACGCCCGTGCTTCTGGACGAATGCGCGGCGCAATGCTTTGGCGCGGCTGCCGCTCACTACGCCGCCTTCTGTTGTTCAGCGGCCGACACATTGATCTGCAGGCCAAACTTTTCCCGCAACACCCCGACGCCATAAAGACATTCGACGGATCCAGATTGGTGCAATACGGCCGGGTCCGGATACAATCTGACCCTGAGTCCGATGTCCGCGAGTTCGGAGTGCCCCTCAACGAATTCTTTACCCGGATAATCAGAAGGCCGCGGTGGAGGGCGGCGGCTTATCAATCCCATCGCCGCGCCTGCGAACGCGATCCCGTGAGTCACCGGCGGCGCCAAATCTTTAACTACGGCCAACGAACGGACAACGCGTAATCCTTTGAAATTTCCGGTCTCGTCGTCGAATCGAGGGCTTTGACGAGCCTGGCGGTACATGCTTGTATCGGCCAGGATAAATTTGGGTTCAGCCAGGGGAATTTTCGCCAGGTACAACGCGGTTTCGGCGTCATCGATCACGCCCTCCGTCAGCGCCGCGGCTGAGATCGGCAGATTTGAAGTAAAGCCTGACCACAGCCGCGCCAGATCGCCGTCAATACTCTGTGCGAGGGCGAGCAGCGCGGGCGCTAAGTAGATTTCTAATCTCTTCGGATTAGCAAGACACTCCGTCATGTCTGGAATAGAGAAACTGGCCTCCATGTGCCGGTTGAGCACGACTTGGGCGTTTCCGATCGGCAGAGCGTTCGTGTGCGAAGACAAGATAGGCATGATCGGGACATTCACGGTGTCGCCGGCCTGGGCCATATAGGTGTCGTAGTCCCGAAGCACCAAGCTGCCAATTGTGAGGTTTTGAAGAAGTGTCGGCGCCGCCATTGCTGTCAGAACTTTCAACAGCCATACCGCGGTGTTGTCTTCTAATTTCTCCATGCTACGCCGCCTTCCGCTCGTCGATGGCCTGAACCTTGGCGACCGCCTTCAATTTGCGCGGTCCGGTCTGGGCCTCGGTCAGAAACTCCTTGTGGCGCCCGATCGGGATATTTTCGTCGACGTCGGCCAGCGCGAAGCCGCACAATTTCAAAAACAACTTCTGACCCAGCAGCTTGAACAGCGCCGGCATCTTGGTGATGGAGCGCTTGTTGGCCTTCTCCGAGATTTCGAGCGAGTAGCGCGCGCCTTCCTGGATGAAGGCCTCCGTGGCCGGCTTGGCGTCGTACCAGCTCTGGATCTGGCCGCGCAGCTGCTCGTGCCGGTCCTTGGTGGGCTTGAAGCGCTCGATTTCGCGCGCCAGGTCTCCGAATTCGTCGATCATTTCGGCTTGTCTGGCTTTGGAGGGGATGGGTAAAGGTAGGGAAGGCATGGGCTATAGAAGATATCGAAGGAGGGTCATGAGAATACAAATGGGCTCAGATGTCGACGCTTCTTGCAGCAAATAGCATCAGAGCGCGAACGCTCCCAAGCCGCCCTGCGATCGATAGTTCTGAAGAGCGTCAACCCATCAGCTTGAAATCACGTTTGGTGTAAACTACTCTCCATGAAGAAAGTAAAGCCGTTCCCTTTGGATAATCTTCCCAAAGGCCTCAAACCGGTGTTCACTACCATGACCCGGGAATTCAACAACGCCTTGAGCCAGGAGACTTTCACGCCCGAGCAGCTACGAATAGCCTTCCGTGCATTAGAGAACTGGGCAATCGACTGCGCCGGAGAAATCTCGGGATCAGTCAAGACTGCCGCAACATAGGCATAATTCCCAGTTGCGCGAAGTGGGATATGATGTGTACGGTGGTGCGGAGCATCCCGGCCACAAGACTGGATGCTACCCGGCGATCGCGAGGCCCGCAGTATGCGATTCGATCGAGCCGTGCGCATTCTA